TGTCTACATCTTCCGCGCGGTTCGCGTCGTGTTGCAACGTTGGCAACGTGCGAATGGCGTGGATCGCGGTCGAAAAGAACGTGATCATTGGCTTGCCATCAGCGTCGCCGACAAGCCGCGAGCGCAACTGATCCCAGCCGCCCATGGCGCCGCGTTGCGGCACCCGCTTATTGTCCGCAGGACGAAACACCACGCGGGCCGCCTGCGTCATGCGCGCGGCGATCGAGGGGCCGCCATCCTCGGCGAAGATCGCGGGATCGGCGACGCCCACCATCATACCGCTGGCGGGCTTTGGATCGTCGCTCTCGCGGTCGCGGATTCCCTCGGCGACCTGCTCGGCGGTCATGCGAAGGCCCACGTTCGGTTCGTTCGGCTTCATGCCATACCACTCGCGGTAACAGACGAGGCAACCGCGTGCGATGTCCGGGATCGATCCGTCACTAACAGCCCACCAGTGAACCGCGAACGGTCGCGCCGAGCCCCAGTCAAAGCTGCGGAACCGCGCCCAGTGATCGGGTAGCGTGCGAGGCGCCATGATGTGACGGACAGCGGAAAACTCGGGAAAGAACGCCCCGGCGATGACGTTCCAGTCACCCTCCAGCCACGCGCGCACCAGTTCCGGCGAACCCACGAGATGCAGCCGGTTGATGTAGGTCGGATCGTTCGCGAGCAGGATGCGGTTGTCCTGAATGCGCGACGGTATGTAGATGTAACGATGTTCCGCGCCGTTCGGCAGTTTGCGGACCAGCGGCGTCATGCCACGCGGCGCCGGATCGATGTAGCGAGCCTTGATCCATTGCTGACCGACGCCGCCAGGGTTGGCGGTGAGGATCAGTTGCACCGGCACGCCGCCCTTCGATCGTAGCGCGCCGAACAGCATGTCGATCGGCTTCGGGTCGGCGAAATTGCCCGCTTCCTCGACGGCGCAATCCGTCAGGTTTTGGCCCGGGTATTTCGATGCGTCAACGACGTTCTCCAACGGTCGAAAGCGCACACGGCCACCACCGGGCATACGAAACTGGCGCGGCTGCTCACGCCACTCGGCGCCGAGCGGGAGGTATATTTCCTTGGCGCGCTCTATGAGATCGTCGGCCTGCGGCATCTCGTGCCTAAAAAAAACGCCATTGAAGCCGACGCCGTAGCGTTGCGCCTTGACCGCCCACTTGCCCAGCACGCCATCTGTCTTGCCGCCACCACGTGCGCCGCCGAACAGGATCTCCATGTATGGGCATGTAACGAGCTTGTGTTGCTGGCCGGGTTGCGGCGCCCAGACAACGCGAGCGGGAGCGGTCGTGCCATCAAGTGGCATCGGGTTGCTCGATGACGTTCGCTTCCGTCCATTCCTCGATGGTCAGCGGCGCCTCGGACAGCACGCGGTGGATGTTGAGGTCGCCAGATACGTTATGGTCAACACGATCGCCGTAGTTTTTGGGATCGAGGCGCGCGGCCAGCCAACGGTCGGCATCGAAACGAACGCGCGCCGCTCCCGCATCCTCGGCTGTCGCTTTACGTCCTGAAATCACCGCCCGTTCGGCACAAGCCTGCGCTTGCATTTCACGCGCGTGCGCATATACCGCGCGAAATTCTGGGTGCTGATCACGCCAGCGGCGAATGGTGGCAAGGTCCGGCATTTCAGGCTCTTGCACGATCTCGATGCCTAGTTCACCCGCGCCAAGCCGGTCACAGAAACGTTGCGCGAGTTCTGGCGTGTAGAGGCTAGGCCGACCTCCGGGCATCTCATTCCTGATACAAAACTGTGGATAACTCGCCTAACGTTCTGAATCGGCGGTTGTCAAGTTAGGTCCGGTTCGGCCCCAATGCGCGCGGCGTTACGCTAAATCGCCGTTAGGGTAATTTGGGCCTGTTAATCGTGCGTGGCTTCCTTTTCTCGGAGTGTCGTGGCATCGATGGTGGATCAGCGATGGCGGGAACGAGATCGCTCGGGGACACAATCCGCCAGGAGTCGCCCCGGCCACGACGCCGGTTAATCAGGATGGACCCCAATTCCAGTAGGCGCGCGGGGGTGACAGCCGGGAGAGACCGGCACCCTCGATTTGCCCCGGCCACCTGTTCAATCGTTCGTTTGCGGACGACCTGCGGGTTTGTACGGGCGCTCATTGCTCAAAACCATTTCGAGCAGTTTTGAGCACCCGCCTCCGATACGCCACTGGAGAGCCCGCCAGCGGCTTTTGTGTCCTGGGTGGCTGTTTGGATACCCGGAGGCGTCCGGAACGGCCCTGGCGGGCCTCACAGGCGGCCCGTGAGCAGCAACACGAGCAGCACGAGGATCAGCAGACCGCCGATGCCGATGCCGTAGCCGTAATGCGGGTATGCCGAATAGTAGCCGCCGGAGTATCCCCAGCCGCCTCCGATGATCACGATGATCAGCAGGATTATCAGGATCGTGACGAGGTTCATGTTGGGCGCTCCATGGGTTCGGTGCTCTCTGTCATCGTGGCTCGCTCGCGATCGGTGGTGCTCTCCAGATGATCGGCTCGCTCCGGCAGTTCGGCACTCTCAGCGGACTTGGCTCGCTCGCCAGCTTAGGCGCTCTCCTGTAAGGCGGCTCGCTCTGACTGCTCGGCACTCTCCGGTAGTCCGGCTCGCTCTATTTTTGTGGTGCTCTCACTGCCTACGGCTCGCTCGTGTGTGTCGGCGCTCTCTCAAGAGTCGGCTCGCTCGCCAGCTTAGGCGCTCTCCTGTAAGGCGGCTCGCTCCATAGGTTCGGTGCTCTCCCTGGTGTTGGCTCGCTCGCGCTCATCGGTGCTCTCCGTCACAGCGGCTCGCTCCAACTAGACGGCGCTCTCATTGCCCGCGGCTCGCTCCAGACGAACGGTGCTCTCCAGCGCGGCGGCTCGCTCCTTCATATCGGTTCTCTCAGCTACGTCGGCTCGCTTCCACCACCCGGTGCTCTCGCGGTTTTCGGCTGCTCGATTCCCTCGGTTCTCTCAAGCATGGCGGCTCGCTCGTTAGTTCCGGTGCTCTCCCTGCTTATGGCTCGCTCGTTAGTCCCGGCTCTCTCGTTTTCGTTGGCTGTCACACCATGGGCCAGTTCGGCGGGCCGATGTAGTGGGCGTGGCCGCCGTGGCTGATGATGTACGGCTTCGGTGGCGGTTCGCCGAAGTGGGTTTCGTAGGCTACGTGGTGAAACCCGCTCAGGAACAGCTTCACGGCGTAGCGTTCGGCGCGGAGGTGGATTCGGGCGGGCGGCAGTCGTCCGGCTTCGTAGTGCTTGCGGGCTTCGGTATCGGCGCCGAAGCGTTTGGCGGCGAGTGCGGCCTTTGCCTGCTCGGCGAAGTCTCCTGCCTCGTTTTTGGCGATCTCCTGCTCTTTGCGGGCTTTGTAGATTTGGCCGTAGAAGTCTTTTTCGTTGTTGGAGACTTTGACGAACGACTCTCCGATGAGCCAGCACAGGCGTTTCAGCGCGCCGTTCCAGGGTCGTTTTGCGCCTTTGTCCCATTTCACGGTCGGATCGAGGCCGGCGAAGCGCCAGATGTGACCGACTGTTGGGGCTTTGGTGATGTCGATGTTTGCGAGCAGTCCGGCGGCGATGATGGGTCCGATACCGACGATGGAGCGTGCCCAGATGCCGGGGGCTTTGCTGGCGGAATAGGCGTCGAGGGCGCGGGCGATTTGTTGTTCGAGGATGTGCCTTTGGTTTCCGAGCCACTCGATGACGTCGTTCGGTTCATCGCTCGCGGCGAGCGTTCTCAGTTGGTGCGCCGCTCTGATCCGATCGCGTTGGAGTTGATAATAGGCATCCACGAGCCACCTGGCCTGATGCTCGGACAGCATGACGGACGAATTACGGATGTCCCGCGTCAGTCGGCTGACTGATTCGAAGAACTCGTTTGGGGTTTGTTGATTATCCATCGGCATTATTGGGTTCCTCGTGGGTTTCGGTGACTGGCTCCAGATCCTCGGCGCGCAGCCAGGTGGTGCGGTCGCCGGGCCATTCGACGCGGAGCCAATGGCCGGCGTCGCCGTGGGATGTGCCGTGGCTGGTGCCGATGTCGGGGAAGCGGCAGCGCGCGGCGAAGGTGAGGCGGACGGCGTTAGTCACGCTACCACCCGCTTGCGGCCGCCTGGGAGCGGGTTGATCTGATCCAGTTGCTCGGGGGTGAGGTGGTGCGGCTGTGGTTCGGGGCCTGTCACGACGGCCTCGATTTGCTCCCTGGCGGTGCGGGCGGGCGGGACGAACTCGGCCATGTCGATGCGTTTCAGCAG